TCCGAGTATGTAGTCCGTAGCGTCTTGGTTGCCGGGTGGCGCAGCCAACACTCGGAGATCAATTGTGATGTCCGCTGTCTGGTTATTGAACGACGAGAATACAGGTAGCTCAATGAATACAGTAAGAGGTCGAGCGTTCCTAGGATCAGTGACCGGCACAAGGCCGAGACTCGTGATCGTTGCCGAGACAGCATTGATCGTGTCTGTGAAGATGCCGGCCATTTCATGCGACCTGCGATCGTTTAATACCGAGAAGCTGATTGATTCGGCCCATTGACGCGACTGGTGCAGAGATGGACATATCTTGGAAACTATTGAAGGAGTCCACAGAACCGCGCTCTCGATACAGGCTTGAACCCAGAAGCACGACTCCAGCTTTGACGGCTGCATCTGGGACGGTCGTGAGACTGTCGTGATATCCAGCTTGGACTCGTCGCTTGAATGCGAAAGCGTTTGCAGCGTTAACTGATGAAGTCATGAAAGCTGTGTCATTGGCAGTCGCGCCAGAAATTCCGAGAAATTCCTCAAGATCGGGAACTGTGATCCAAGTACAGGTCTGAGTCCAGACCAACGTGCCGACTGGGTTAACTGCTTCGCGTGCTAGGTCTGCTCCGACATCTTGAAAGAGTAACTGGTTCGGGATGATGACATCAGGATCAAAGATGTAGTCACCTTGTTCATCTGTCCCGATAAAGAGGTAGGTCGGCACAGCGAAGACGATATGAGCGCCATTGAGCTGGGCAGCGCATCCGCTGAGTGTGATCGTCTGACCGATAGCTATGTCAGTGTTTTCAAGAGTCTGAACGACGGCAACATTGTCGAGCACCATTTGATGCGTGACTGTGAATGTTGCCATCGTTCGTTCTCTCTACTCGTCTTAGGGTTTAAGCGCGACCGACGAACTTAGTGTCGTCAATCATTACGGATGAGAAGTACCCTCGGAACTTGATGACACGACCTAGAGATCCATCGCTTAATTCCACAGAAACAGCTCCGCGCTGTTGCTCCCAGCATTCGAAGCCTGTGGAGTCTCCGACATAGAGGTTCTTACCGCCGGCAGCGACCAAGTTTCGGTCTACTACGATCGACAGGCCGAATGCGTTACCGTTGAAGGTTGATGCAGATGCACCTGTGCCGACTGCGTTTTGTGGGCCGACATTCGGGAACAATGGACGACCTGCATCGTCTACAAGCGCTCCAAGCGATGCGTAATACGCGGGAGACATTACGAGGACATTCGGCAGGTTGCCGTTTGAGTTAGTCAAAATTTGCTCGGCGCTGTTGTAGATGAACGCTACCCAGTCCGCTGGGACTGATCCTGATGTCAATGCTTCGGTCTGGGTGACTCCAGCTTCAAATGTTGCACAGGCTGCGACATCGGTGGAATTCGCGTAGATGCGAGCCATGTCGTCAATTAAAGCTCCGAGAACTTCCGGCGAAGTGAAGTCGATCGCTTCTTCGGACAGGTTCACATAACCGCCATAGAGAGCCTTTGTGATCTGCACATCGTCCACGACGAAAGTACCTTGGTCAAGTGGGACTAGCTCGCCATTGCTCGGCCCAATAGTGGTATTGACAACTACCTTCGGGCGTATGAAGACCTTGCCACTAGCTGGCATCTGGCGGACTCCCATCGCAGTAATCAATGGGCGATAGTTTGCTACAAATGAGTTATATATCGGCGAGATGATTGGGACTGGCAGAATGCCGGGTGTGTCCGTTGAGGTGACATCTGGTGCAGCTGCGACAATGCGCTTGTTAAATTCTGCGAACTCAGATCCTCCGGCAGCGAACTTGATCATGTACTCGGCAATGGTTGGGAGCTTGAATTCTCGCTTCGGTGCTGCGTACTGGATTGGTGCAGTTGGTACTGCTGATGCTTCGATTGCTTCTGACATTTCATCCTCCTCGGATGCTGGTTGGTTTGGTGTTGAATCTTCTGGTATTTCTTCGGTGTCGGGTGCTTCCTCGTCTAATGATGAGGCTGCGACTGAGTAGACCTGAGCCGATTCGTAGGCAGGCTGAGCGACAAGCGACAGCTCGACGAATCTAGCCTCAGAGACCTCTAGAGTCCCGTCTGCGAGGCGCTTGAACTTGGTGGGGACTGCACCAACCGAGACCGAATCTAGAGCGTTATCAACAAGGAGCGCAAGCGCGTCATCTGCAGCTCTTGTCTTACTCAGTTTCGCGACGAACATCATTCCTTCGGCGGTAGAAACTCTTTCGGTTACGCGTCCGATAATTCTGGTGTCGTCGTGATATTCCAGAAGCTTCGGCATAGGGCCATTTTCGGGAAGTGATCCTTCTAGGAAGATGACGGACTCGCCACCAGAGAGCGTCGCTTTGACATTCCAAGGTACTGCAAGGCCAGTGATCTGGCGTGTTGGTTCGCCATCGGCTGACGCGTCAAGCGTGATCTGTTGCGCTGTTAGTTGGATCATGTTGGCATATCCTGACGCGTTCTCATAGAGGCAGAATCTTCAATGTTGACATCTGCGCGATTCATATCTACATCTGCTATCAGATCCTCGGTATCAAATTCAACGAACCTATTGCGAGGAAGTATGTCAGCACCACTGAGGGTCTCCTGCATACAGTCCAGATACAGCTTCGCTCCCAGCAGATATAGATCCTGCTTGGCCTGAGTAGCGTTGGAATAATTGTAACCAGAAATGCCGATTCCGAGAAGGTATGCCGGGACTCCAATTGCTCGTGAGAGTTCCAGCGCGCTGAAGTTTCTCGCTTCCACGAGCTGGAGCTTGCTGGGGTCGGTGTCAAATTGCTCGTATTTTACAGCAGAATTTAAAGCGCCCACAGCGTTAACGCGTCGAGCGTTACTCCATGCTGCAGCGAGTTCGCCTAGGGATTCAGCGTCTAAAGGTTCTGAGCTGTCGGTCTGCTGGAGGTATCCAGCGACGATCTCGTTAGAGGCGAAGCGTTCAGCTGATCGGTCTAGTTTGATCGCTGTCTCTAGGACTCGGCGACCTGTCCAGAGGAAGCCTTGCACTGGCGCGAGGAACTGGACGACATCGGATGTCGGGATGCTAATACCGTTGAATGTGATGGCGTTGGATTTTCCGAAGAATTGTGGGCCGGGCTGATCAAGAGTATCAACCATTTCGCAGGGCATCCATTGAAAGGACAAAGGCCGTCCAGTAGCGGAGCTTCTAGATGTCACATAGAGGAAAGCTCGTCCGCGCATCATGAGATCCATGCAGAGATTCGACATGACGAAGTTACGCGTCAACGTGGGATCTGGAGCGTCCATCCAAGACTCTGTCTCGAGGAAAATTTTCTCGTACCGTTCGCCAGTCCATTGAGTCGTGTAATGGCGAAGAGGTAGCGAGCCAACTAGCGAGATGATCATCTGTGTCGCGCGTGAGACTGTCGGTACGGACAAGGCCAGCTCTGAAGCTGCCCCGACGGTATAACTCCAGAACTGTCCGAGTCCGCTTGAGGCGCTGCCTGCTGCAGCTTGAAGCGGTGCGTGTGCGAACGCGGGAGTCGCGTCTTGCTTCTTACTTCCGAAGAGTGCCATCTATCGGATTCTCTCAGACTTCAGAGAGTCGTGTCCACGAGGGTCAACCGAAGGCCATCTGAGGCTTCGCTCGTGCTGTCGGACGCGATGTGAGCATGATTCCCCAGACTGCACATCTGGCGAGTTCTATAGGGCCGGGTGACTTCTGCGAGCTGAGGACGATCGCTCCTCCAGTCTTGACTGCAACTGCGCGCGCGAAATGTTCTGATAGTGCTAGATCGCCAGTGTGCCGGACACGATCCTCAACGATCATCGCTCGCGCTGTACCAGTCCATTTCAGGAGTTCGGCATATCCGACGATCGTCATCCTTCGGCGAAGATCAGGAGGACAGTGAATCTCCAGCGATGGCGTACAGGCCAGCTTCACTGATGGGTCTGCCATTCGAGTCACGACCTCGGCCCACATCTGCTGGGCAGACTCCACAACGAATTCGGTCGTGACAATGACGCGATTGCCGTCGTACGCGCAACCGATCGCCACATAGCGTGATTCGTCAACCGATGAATCAATGACGAGCCATTGGATCGCCGGCATCGGTTCGTCGGCCTTGCGATCATTCCATAGGTTGATCGGCAGGTAAGAATTAACGCTGTCTACCCATAGATTAAGATGGCCTCTGATAAAGGCCTGTCTATTAGGCGAATCAAATGCAAGCTCTAGAGCCTTCATCGTGATCGTTGTACCGAGCGCAGGATTCGCCCAACCCCAGTAGGAGCGATCTTCCAAACTGACTCCGGGAGGAAGCGACCATTCGGCGAAGTAAAGCGAACCTGTACGACCTGAGTCAATCGCTGCCATGCCTTGCTCTCGAAGCTGATGGAGGACAGTTGAACCTTGATCTCCAGCTGTGGAGAACATCATCATCATCGGATTCTTTACTGCGATCTGTGAAGGCCTGAGAGCTGTAAAGACGATCTCAGGTGAAATGTCCCACAGCTCGTCCACGAGCAGATGCGTCGCTGTCATGCCGTGAGCGTGAACTGATGCAGCGACTACCGAGATCGTTGAGCCATCTGGGAAGTTGATTCGCTCGTCACCATTCATCCAGCGAACCTTGATCTCAAACTTGTTCTCAAGGTCTCGGACAAGATCACGAAATAGGGCCATGCTTCGGCGCTTCTGGTTAGCGACAATGATAATCGTCTGGGGTTCTTTACGATGCGCTGCATACTCGGTAGCGAAGAATCCAGCACACGCTCGCATGACCAAACTTTTCCCACACTGACGCGCTGTAGAAATACAGGCCTCGCGAAAGATGAAGTCACCATTCTCATCCACAGTCAAAGCGTCATTTACGATGCGCTTCTGCCAGTCCATGAGATCAATGTTCAGCATCCGCTTAGACCAAGCAGTAAGCGCAGGGCCGAACGAATCACCTGCCGGCACAGGAGTCACCAGACGTGGCTCGATCCTGCCGAATGTCGGATAATCCTTGTCGCTTCCAGCTGGTTCAGGCTGCTTCTTGCCAGTTGAGGGTATTTCCGAGTGGGGGCTCGGGCTCTT